GTATGTTGGTATTATTATAAACCAAGATCAATATGTTACTAGTTTTTACGATTTAAACGCTATTAAAACCCCCGAAGAAACTAAGTTGTTTCTAGATATAGGAGAAACTTGGTGGTGGGAAAGCAACCGACAATTTCCTATTAACATATTTTGTAGAGCACAAATACAACCGTTTGCTTATGCTATAAAAACGTTTAACAGTAAAGATACTAATATTATTTTGGGTCCGGTGGTTAACCTAATGAATCTAACTATTAAACGTGTAAAACGTAAATCAGTACAGCTTGTACGCAGGGTTCGTTAACTAAATCCGTAACTTATTTTCTCGCAGATGAGATTCATCTGCACAACAACTACCATGGCATAAGCCACAGCATGTGCCTTTTTAAAGTAATAGTCATCGTTTACAGGCTTTTCCCATACCTCTAAATTGATTTCGTTCCAAGTTTTCCCTATCAAATAACGTTTTGCGGGACGGATCATTGCAAGTACTGCCGCTAATTGTTCCACACTCCGAGGCTTCATTTGTTTTAAGATAGAACCATGCCCATTTACATGAAAGAGTAGGTTGCTGAAATCGTCCTGTTCTAGTAAGTCCCATAGTGGTTCAGTCTCCATTAGTTGTTTCAAATGTGCTCTATCTCGTACGCCTTCATAGACACTAACATTTAGAAAGTCTATTTTAAAATAACCCCTAGCTTCTGCTTGTTTATAATCTATTGTACTTATCCCTGTCAACGGATTGTACGGCACACTAGTACAATATACGCCTGTATTGTGCTTTTTAAAAGTGCCATTGTCTGCAATTGCAGCCGTAACATGTTTAAAATGATCAAGTGCTAGTGTTCTATCTGCAAAGTCGATATCAATATCTGGCATTATATATTTGACTCCTTAACTACTTGCTTAACTAATTCAACATCATCTTGAGATCTTTTAAACTTGTTCATCCAAAACGGCACATCCATTATTACCATGATTGCATTTAATTGTTCATCATTAAATCTTTTAAGCATGTCTTTACCGCTAATTGAATTTAATATCAACCAAGGACTAATTTTTCCATCTTTAATGTCATAGGCTGCACGGCTTAAACTTACATAGTGAAAGTAGTGATTCCATTGTGCGGTATTTGTATCTCCCCATGATATCATATGTTTGATACTTCTTTCTAATGCAACATTAACTGGTTCTCTTTTAACAAGGTCAACAACGTAACTATCATATAGTTCGTCTCGGCACCAGTGGTCTAGTTTAACTCCTGATGTAACAACATAATCAATAAATCTGTCTGGGTACAACGGATTGACATTACTAACAAAACTGCCAAATTTTACAAAAGCATTATAGTAAGAGCTTTTTCGAAATTCTTCATATGTTTTATCTTGTTTAGCATTTTGTGTCTTTTTATAAAAACGATTGTATGTGTCAAATCCTAACAATACATGACGTTCAGTCTGTGCTAATGCCCTACGTTTTTGTTCACAAACATGTACTACTAAAGTTTTTTCTTTAGAATAATTGCCATTACAATATTGACACACGTAAGGTTTAGCAGTCATTAAAGTCATCATTTTAATTTTTTAGCAATAATAGCTTCATCCATTCCGTACTTACGAGCAAGCTCTTTCATGTCTTTGTCAGTAGCAAGTTCAGCCATGAGTTCTAGTTCATCTCTCTTTCTATTAGGATAAATTTCTTCTAAGAATTTTAGTTTCTTGCCGCCTGTCCCAGATTTCTTTTTATTTCCAATCCATTCATGAAAGAATGTTTTACCATTATAATTGCACATACAAAGCAACATCCACAGTAGTTTAGGATGTTTTTGTAAATCATTCCAGTTTTTATTAAAGTATTCGTTTACAGTAAGTACAAAGTGTTGCTGGATTTCCGGGTCACTACTTTTCACATTGCTAATATATCTGTTAAGAATAAAAAGTTCTGACTTAAGAGATTTTTGTTGATCAACATCCATTGCGTTCCATAACTCTCGGACGTTTTGATCTACTGCTTGTATCTTCTCTTTAAGCTCAATCTTTTCGCTCATTTTAACTTGTCCTTGCTTAACTTGTATATCATTATAGCACGATCCAAGGCTCTTTGTAAAGTTACATTGGTACGTGCTTCTCGCCGAATTTGCCCCCACAATTGATCTTCGCGCAGGTGTTCGAACAAGGGCCGGCCGTCGTCCGTACGGGGATCTTTTTCGTTTTCGTACATATATCCAATTAACTTACGTTCGGCTGTGGGTGCGCCTACTTCACGTGCGTAAATTTCTTCGCCGTTTCGTTCATATACTAAGCCCACTCCAGGTTTGAGACTTCCCATTATAATATCTTATCCAACAGTATAATTTCACTTTGACGACTTATTTCTTTAACAAAATAAACACAGTCGGGCTTGTGGCCGGCTCGGGTAGGAGTTGCTAGTAATTGTCCATTTTTCATTTTAGGAAAATACCATTTAACATCACTGTAAAAATTTACAATTTCAATTTTTTTAAATTCTACTCTAAAACTACTGAGAGGATTAAACACTAGAGCTTCAAATCCTCTATCATTTAAACTAGTTAATGGTAATATTTCAATATCAGTAGCTGCACTGCTATCCCCTACGGCTATTGACCAATCAATTGGCATTGTTACTTCGTCATTGCCGATTCTCAAAACCATTGCAGGTGCGTTAAACGACTCTAAAAAGATTAGCGGCATGAAAAAGAAATCAGGTTCTTTAGGATCACTGTTATCTAATACTGCGAATCTAGTGTTTTCATCTACCTCGTCTGGTAAATTGTTTAATGAGAATGTCTCATTGTCTAATGTTAATATTTGCATAATTCCTTATTTTTGCCAATCTATCTTTTCAATCGTGAACGGATACTTAGCATCCTTGTAAAATTTCTTCCTCGTTGTGAGGTGACGCTTGGCGAACTTGCAGGTCGAAGTAAGGTCCCAGATTTGTACAAAGTCTTTGTCTTCTGCTTTTCTAATGCCTCGCCCAATGCTTTGTATAACGCGGACAAAGCTCTTTCCGGGTTCAAGAAGAACCAGATTAAAAATCCTTGGGATATTAATACCAACAGAGGCCACACCGTAAGTCGCCACAGTAATCTTGTTATCATTTGTCGCATGTTCTTTGTACTCTTCTTGTCGTTTAGTGCCTTTTACTTCGCCTGAAATAAAAACAGCGTCGTCTATCATTTCTATTAATTGTTTGCCTGAATCAATTCTATTAACTAGAACTAATGTGTTGCCTGATTCCGATAAGCCTTTTATTAATTTTGCAATATATTTCATCCTGGCAGGGTTCGTAACAAGATATTTTAATTCTTCTGCGTATGACTTAAATTCTGGTAAGTCAATAAGTTGAGCAATGTTAACATGAAGATTACTCAATATGCCCATCTCTTGTAGTTGATGTGCCTTGATGCCGCCGACAACTGGACCAATGCTGGCAAATATAGGTTGTGCTTCAAAATCATCTTTTGGAACAGTGCCGGTTAATCCCCAACGGATCGGAGCATTACATAGGTTAATTGTAAGTAGATTTTTCAATACTTCTGCTTTTGCCATGTGTACTTCGTCGACTATAACAGTCTTAACACCGTCAAGGAATTCAGCAAGCGTTAGTGCAAGCTCTAGGTCCCAGTTCTTACTTTTCTTATCTAAAACATTAAGCGATTGCCAAGTACATATGGTGTGGGTTTTACCTAAATCCTTGCGATCTCCATAATATACGCCAACATCTAATCCTACGTTGATATAGTCTTCTTCTGTTTGCGTAACAAGATCTTTATTAGGCACAATTACGATTGTACGTCCATATTTTTCTGCACAGTGGCTTAATGTTGCTGTCATTATAGTTTTGCCTGCGCCAGTTGCAACTTCTTGTAATGCTTGCGTACTGGTAAAAAATCGATTCACAACTTCAACTTGATCGTCCCGCAACATTATTGGCTCAGCGGCGAATCTATGTCCTTTAGGCCATACCTTACCTTGGTCCGCCCAATAACTATTTGTAATTTCTTTGAATTCAATTTTACCAGTAGTGCGTAAATCTTCGACTTCATCAATGTCAATATTGCTATTATATAAAACTTCCATTACTTTTTCTAGTTGACTTAGATAGCCGTTGCCACCTAGGCCAAACATACTGACCATGCCATCCCAACGCCCTAACTTATATGCAGGATGGTATCGTGCTGTTGGATTTTCATATTTAAAAGTGTTGGCTAACTTTTTGCGGGCATCTAGTGGAAGACCCTCAATCTTAATGTTAACCTCGTCTTTAATAACTAATTTTATAACCATGGCTTGTAAATAATTAAAGGATCTTTTTCGCAATAAGAAATAATCAAATCGCAACAACTTGCATAAACACTGCTCTTATTATGTCTGAGTGAGTCGCCACCTACAAAGATTACACTCATAGGCTTCCATGGCGTGTTTAGGAAAAATTTTGGAATTTTTCCGCTTTGTATGCCAACTACTTTTGTTGTATTTGTTAAAAACTTATTGTACTTGTTTTCTGAAATGATTGCATTAAATTTTTTGCCAGTGTCGTCATTAGGCAATCTAAAATAAATTCCAACATTATCAGTTATGTTATTTTCTTCCAGTGATTCTACTAAATTTTCAATATTTGTTGTCAGTGTGTTATTATTTTCAGTATTGAATACAATCAATACTGGTAGACGTTTTAGTTCAATCAACGTACTAATGATCGAGCTTAATTTATATTTTGTGTTATCAACCCAAATTTTAGATTGATTCCTAAACGCCACGAAATTTGTCAAATTTTCGGTGAAAATTTCAGGTTTTTCTATCTTGTACTGATACCGGATACTCCTATCAAAAATAATAGGATCAGTAGTATGAGTCTCAAGACCAATGTCCAAGGCAATTTGTTTATGAAAGGTTTGATGTGTGATGTTAGTGATTAAAAACTGGTCTTCAACCTCATTTTTCGACCAAGATTTTATGGTTTTATAGTGGTGTTTTATAAGTTCGTCAATTTCAAAGTTCAAAGGTGAAAATGCTTCCACCAGTGTGACAATATTTTTTTCAGTTAGGTCGGCATGAAATATCTTGCCAGTTGCAATAAGATTAAACCCTTCAACATTTTTTGAAATTTGCGAAATTTTATGCCTTATGTGAGATAAGAAAGAGCTCTCAAGGCATATGACTGCATCACCGTCATTATTTTTCGAAATGTAAAGTTTTTTTATTTCTGGAATTTGTCTAAATGGTCTTGACCATATCACTTCGACAATTGCTTGATCAATTTCTTCGGAAAATTCTGGCATTTTTTTTGCATTTTCCTTCAAAATTTTAATTATTAATTTAGATTGATTTTCAGTAATAAAATATTGACTAGCGATACTAGTAGCCATACTTCGTAGTACCCTAGCATCACGGGAAGAAATGCATTCTTCAATTGTAGGTGTTAAATAATTTACAATTTTAAGCACTAAGTGGTCAACAGTATTCATGCGTTAATTATAAACTCTTTTTTTAGCAAAGTCAACATATATAAAAAAATAGGCCTCAATATTATTTAAGGCCTATTGGATGCAGTTTGGCGAAATGAATTATAGCGTAGCATCTTCCATGCCAGCAACACGTAATTTGACAATATTAGTAATCTGCCATTGTTTCTGGTCTAGTGCTTTGGTAATGCCAAGCCACTTGTTGCGTAGTAAAGCAAATTCGTTGATAATTTTTTCAAAATCAACTACGTCTGCTTCACCCTCAACAAATTTCTCACAATCGCGGCTGCTTAGAGCACGTTGGTAGTTTTCTAAGTACTTGCGAAAATGTTGACTTTTAAGTCGACGTAATTCAATATTCAAATATTCCAAAACTGCTTCAATTTCTTGAAGCTGACTAAATCGTTGTTCCACAATGCCGGGCATACCGGCTGCTGCTCTTTCTATATTACCCGTTATACGGCATTCGTTTCTAGCATCTAATAGCTCGATATTAAAGTAGTCAACAGCATCTGGGATATGCGAAATATCTTTTGAAATCTTTGTATACCAAGTCATTTAAAAGTCTAATTCTCTAAAATCTTCATCTTCTGGTTCTGCATCTTCGTCTTCATTTAGATAATATGCAATAGCTTGATCAAGAATTTCGTCAACCCCAGTGGCGGCTTGCATTACACGATCTGACACACCAAAATCTGCCAGCATGTCAATATAGCGCTCGGCAACTGTTTCTAATTGTTTCTTATCTAAATATTCAACAAAGTTGAGCCAAATATCACCAATTTGTGTTTCATTCAACATTCTCGTCTATCTCCTCAGGAATGGTAGTTGTTGTTAAGGGTTTGATATGGAATTTTGCCATTAACATATCTAATTTATCATCTTTCCATTCTTTTCGGTAGAATTTGAATTCTTCACCTGTCTCTGGATCAATCCACGAAAGTCTGTTACCAGACTGTTTTAACAAGCCAGCTTTTTCGCACATATCGACCATTCCTGAATAGGGATTCATACCTGTTTCGTACGGAATTTTAATTTGCACGGTTTCAAAAGGCTTGCTGTAACGAGTTTTCATAATCTTGCAACTTGCACGAATACCCATAACGTCTGTTACTTTATTGCCATCCTCATCCTCTTTAAGTTTGAGTTTTTTCATAGCAACAACGATACTAGAAGCATACACAAAGCCTTGTCCGCCACTAATTTTATCGTCTGGATCAAACATGTCTTGACTTGCATAAGTGTGATTTGTACAAACCATGCCCACGTTATAACTACCAAACATGTTAACACAGTTACGCACCAAACTAGTAAGTGCTTTAGGTTTACGGCCCATGTCTCCCTTCATGTCACCAGCTTGGAACTGGTTAATGTCAGTAGGGGTAAGTAACATACCCAATGAGTCTATGACAAATAAGACTTTAGGACGCTCTGCCATTTCTTTGTACTCTTTCATGAACTCGTGAATGGTTTTAGCCACGTCATCAATCATTGCCATGTTGAGTTTAAGAAGTTTGTCTTCGCTTGTGTCTACACCTAAATCGTGTAACCATTTTTCATCTAGCGCATTCTCTGTATCAATTAAGATGACATAGATGCCTTGTGCTTGTGCATTACGCACTAGATTACCTGAACAGATAAAACTTTTACCTGCACCAGATTCGCCAGCAAATACAGTAACTTTGCCTAGTGGAATACCTTTGTGGAAGTCACCACTGATTAGATAGTTAAGTGTATAATTGCCGGTACTTACCCAATCAGTTGGATCGTTAAATCCAACACCTAGCCCGTCAATCGACTTGGTTAGGGTTTTTCTAAATTTAGATAGATCAAATGCTTTAGTGGCCATAATCATTGATCCAATGGTAATGTATTCCACTCTTTAACTAGAGCAAGTACTTCTTCTTCTGTGTTACACAGAGTTTTTGTGTTAGACCAATCTTCTTTTTTACTGCGACCACCAATCTCTACCATCCAACCATTGTCATAACGATTGATAGTAATTGATTCGTTTACTTTTGCTAATTTTGCCAATTTACTCATAATTATTCTCCTAATAGATGTGAGAGCCCGGGCGTACAACTAGGTTGCAGAGGCCCAAGCCGTTTTTATTACTTCTGACGATTGCGAATCATTGCCAAGATATCTTGAGCACGTGAATCGCCGCCTGCTGCCGTTTCAGCTTTTGGTGCTGGAGCAGGTGTAGCTTTTGCTACCGGAGCAGGCACATCATCTTCGTCATCATGTGATGCCGCTGGAGCAGGTGCGGCTTTTGGAGTTGACTTGTTTGGATCACCAGTATTCTGGCTCATACCAGCTGGCTTGAAGTATTGTCCCCAACGTTCCATGTCATATGGCTCGCCGTCAACACTTGCTTCAAACATTTCTTTCATTACCTTAAGCTCAACATCCGTTGGCTTTTTAGGTAGGAAATCACTCAGATTAAACAATCCGTTAGTTTTAACGGCTGCTTGTTCTGCATCGTTAAGTGGACGCTCACGACGTGCCCAACTTGATGTTGAGTAGTCAGCATATCCGCCTTTGCTACCTTTCTTCATACGATAGTCTAAACCATGTACAAAGTCAGTTGGCAAATCTTCCAACTCTGGATCAACTAGTGCCGCACGGATACTTGTAAAGATCTGAGGACCAATGATAAATCTACGGATTGGATTTTCTGGTGTTTGCTCTTCTTTCAAACCATCTTCAGTTACAAATCCTTGGAAAATGTAACTACGCTTCTTCCAATACTTGCGACCCATATCTTCCAATGCTGGGTCTTTAAACCATGCACGTACTTCGGAAAGGATAGGACATGTATCTCCATACATTTCTACGCATGGTACTTGTACTGTGATTTGTTTGCTTTCAGATTCGCCTTTGATACCTGCAAAGGGAAGTTTGATCATTGCACGTTCAACCCAGAAAAATGTGTTATCTGTGTTGCCGTCTGGTAGGAATCGTAGAACTGATTCGCCACCCTCTTTTAAGTTCCAGAACGGATAAATTGAGTTATCACCGCCTGTACGTTCTCCTGAACCTTTTGATTCAGATGCCTTAAGTTTTGCTCTAATTTCTGCCAAAGTTGCCATAATAGTTTCTCCTTTTAATATGCCTTTGTTTGCTTTATGTGCCTAATATTGTTTACGAACTTACATAAACAAAAAGTGCATACATGTTATTGTACGCACTTT